GGAAATTCTTTTGGTTTTTGAGATGTTCTAACGATAAAGTTTCCGTAACCATCAATCTTTGCTGTCCTAGTCCAAACCCAACAACCAGTTTCATTTATGGTTGCTTCTTCTTTTAATACCTGCAATGCCGTGTTAGGGGAAATTTTATATGCGTCTATTACTCTGTGAGTTAGAGATTGTTTACGAACTCCCGTAGGAAGTTCTCCTAATCTGCGTGCTTTGTTGTATTTGTGCTTACATTCTCGGCACATACGGTCAAACCCACGTTCTCTAGTTGGGTCTGGTGGAAACGCAGAAGTTTCAGCCATGTGTGGTTTTAGGTTTAAGGCTTTTACCCCACAACACCTAATCATGTAAACAGTCTACATGAACAGTCTAACTAATGTGGTGTATCTAAATTATTTTCTACCCCTTTGGGCTTTAATCCAAGCGTCTCCCATATTACTTCTTTTACTGGAATGTTTAGGGTATGCAATGCCTTGTTCTTTAGCAATTCGTCTTCCTTCTTTTAGCATTGCAGTTGCCACACCTTTGCGGCGGTCTTCATTGCCTACAAATACATCTAAGATTTCGCCTGTATGTGGATGCCACTTCATGAATCCCTGCTCATTTGACACCATGTGTATTCCAGGCTGCTCTTTAGGCTTATCTCCCTCGTGGTCTGGTTCAGGAGTGTAAGGTTTTGCGGGCCAAAACTTGAACTGTGATTTGCTTAGGTTTTCGTTCATCCTTTTGCCCTGTAAGTTGCCGCTCTTCTAATTAGTGTTTGAGTATCTGGTAGTTCAATCCCGTAATTCTCTTCTGCCTCTTGCTTCTTGTAAGAATCTAAGTATTCGTGCATCTTCTTTAACGCTGGTACTGTTCCATATTTCTTACCAGCCTGCCATCTATAGTTATAAAAGTCTGCATAACCTGCACCTTGTTTACTAAAGGCTAGTCTGCGAGATGAGTGGATGTCTTGAAACAGCATCGAACCCTGCATCAGTGACTGCTGTACTCTAAACTCTGCGTTACGACGAGCAGCATCGTTTTGGGCGCCCATCAAGTCTGTTGTAGCCTGTGAGTAACGGTTTAAGATATCTGCGGTCATAGACCTGTCACGTTGTGCAACTGATTCCCACACTGGCTGCTTTGGTGCACCTGATTTATCTGGAAAGACAGTCCACTCATTGTGGGTAAGGTCGTAAGCAGCATACGGATTGATGGAACGTATATCTGTGGCACCAGGATTTACATAGAAAGTTACTTCAAAGCCATTCCAGTTCTCTGTATCTGGTTGTAGGTGCTCACGAAAGTCTTCGTTTAACATCTTGCTGATTTCCATGTCAGTCAATCCAGAGTATTCTGGATGCGCTCTACGAAATTGAATGTAATCAATGCCAATTAATACATCTAGATCTCCTGGCTCACGAGCAGCAGACCACTGGTAAGAAACTCCAGAACCTGCAAGCCAAACATGTGTCCATAGATCTGGATGACGATAGGTCTCATTAAGGAAACCAAATAGAAGTTGTAGTATGCCGTTGCGAACCCAGCCGTTTAAGTTAGTACCAACGAATAGTCGTGGGTCTAACTCAGTCTCTGGGGTAGAGAAATAGGATGTAGCCCCGCCCTGTAGGACAATCTGGTCTAATCCATCGGCACGTTTCATAGACATAAGTCTATGGGGTTTTATGCTTTGGGGGTATCTATGCCACGTTCTGTTAAGGCATCAATTAACTTTGCCTTGAAATCTGCTGCTTCATCTCGTGGTTGTAGTGCGTTCAGTACTCTTTCCGCAACACGATCGGCAAGTAAATGACTCTCTATATCAGAGATCAGTTCTTTACTGGTCTGGTAGATATCATAGGTGGTTGCTTTTCTTTGTACGGTATCGCTGGCGGGAATGAACTCCGTCTGGATAGTTCCATCAAGATTCAAGATCACTGTGTACGCTGCTTGGCATACAGGCTTTACTTCTTCGGTCATGGTCTTCCTTCTAACAACTTTTGTTTACGTTGATTTACAGCGATAGATACTGGGCAAAAATTACAGAGGTATGTCTTTGGCCCTGCTTCATCTTGATACTTAGCCATTCCCTCTGCCCTACGTTCCTTTACGGTGTTAGGAATAAGAAGTTTGCTGGAGTGCTGCCAGTCATCACAGCCATCTTTGGGTTTGTTGTGTCGCTCGTAGCAAGTCATAGCATCATCCATAAAGTTAGAGCGTGAGTCATAGAAGGTGTCATCTATTTCTGCTAGACCCTTTGAACCACCGCCCTTGATCTGGCGAATGATTTCTTTCTTAGACTCTGTGTGTGCCCAAGTACGAAGAGGAAGTACAAATAGTTTGCCCTTGTGTGGTTCTCCTGAAGGGAATACGTGGGCTTCACAAGCAATTGCTAATAGATGATCTAACTCTGGCTCACCATCAAATGGGGGAAGTTCTTCAAGTGTTTGACAGACTAAACAAAATAGAAGCCGAAACATCGGCTCATTGTTCATCTCTTTTTTACCGATTACAGGTACGTTACTCATTATGCTCCTTGTAGTAGTCCGATTATACTGTCTTATAAGTAATTACTTTCCAAACTTTCCTGGTCTGCGTTTTAATTCTTTGTCTAGTCTATCCATATGCTCTTTAGAAATACCAGAGTCCAAATCACGGTCGTAACTTAAATCACCACTACGGTAGTTATCGCCGTAATAAAATTTACGCTTTGGGTTGTTTCCACGATCAGGAACACCCTTGCCAGAATAACGTGGGTTTTGATATCGTGAAGTAGGATCTCCCTCTTCGCCTGATGCGGTTACAGCCATGATTACTTACCATAGTTTTCTTTGTGTAATTTAATTGCGTCTTTTTTAGTGTAGCCCAGGTATTGCTTAGACTGTAAAACTCCGTCTTCAAAATGAGAAAGACGGTAAGCGCCTGATGGCCGTACCTTTTCTATTGAAATATCTGAAGTTTTTAGTTTTTTAGCCATGATTACTTACCTGGGCTTACCTTGTTTGGGTACTCAGATGTAATAAATCCGTATCCATAGAATGGGTGTAGAGATTGACGGTTGGCTACTGTGCCTTCTGAACCGTAACCTACTTCGGTATCTGGGCGAGCCTTGCGGTACTTGCCATCAGTTGTACCGTTCACCAACGATGCGTTCATTGAACGTGATGAGTTAACAGCCATTATTCTTCTTCTCCTTGACCTTTGATCCACGAATGTAGATGATGAGCATCAACGATTGCGTGTGCAGGCGCTGACTTTTTGCCTCTCCATAAAACTCCTTGTGGCAACTTAATGTTTGCCTCGTGATTACCACGATTTACTGCTGAGATTGCACGCTTTGATGGGCCAACCATTGATATTGGGACTGGTGGATAATGGTTACCTTGTAAATGCCAAGTTAAGGCTTGATCCATAGAGATCTTGCCTTTACCTTTGCCAGTCCTGCCAGCAAATTCTTCTGCATGCATGCTACCCATTTATTTACCTACCATCTTGTTTTGTGCCAGAGTTGCTCGCCCTTGGGTAAGGCAACTAAGACAGTGTCCTTTGTTCTGCATAAATTCTACGGGATTCATGATCACTCCACATGTTGGACATGGGGCAGATCCGTTGTAATGGGTCGCATTTTCGGCAATCTTCTTTGCCTGCAACTCCATAATCATCATGCCATCGCCATCATCCATCAGACACCTCCCAAATCATTACGAGCACTTCCGCCATAACCTGCTGGGCTTCCTGAGTACCAAGATACACGAGGCTCTGAGTAAATTCTGTCTACACTAACAATATCTTCAATACCTGGTTGAGGGCGCTCTCCATAACCGAAGCGGTCTGGAAACAAACGAATCTGTGGCAGAGGTGGACGAACCATCTTCTGCAATTCTGCTCCTGGGATATTCATTACCATCAGTGCTTGAGAGGTAAGGCGCTCCATGTTGCTTGACCATGGGCCATTGTACTGCCAGCGTTGTGCAACTTGATTTGGTTCAATAGGTGCACGCCAAGGCTTGGTGTGATCGTATACGCCATCAACTTTTTGTGTCATTAGAAGGGTAACTCCTGTTGTCCTTCAAACTGCTTAGAAAGATTAGGGCGTTTTATCTGCATCTCACTAACGTCTGCAAGATGACCTTGACGGTGTTTTTCTTCAGACCAATGTTGTGATTGTGTTCCGCTTAATGATGTTAGTCCTCGTGAGTTTGCAACTTGACGAGCAATGTGGTCATGAAAAGCGTGAATGCCATCAATAGACATATACTTATCTTCTTCGGCTTTATTTCCTAGGTGTGGAGCAAATGCTGCTGGACCACTATGAGTGTCAGAAACCCAAAATTGGTTAGAACCATGAGGATCAACAATTGAATTGTGGAATGGGGCAACTTTAGGGTTGCCAAATTTTCCTCGACCAAGTTCTGTAGCATCATTGCCCCATGCCTCAGCAACTGTTTTTCCTGAAAAAATTCCACGAGTAAAGTCAATTGCTTTTCCTACGTTTGCAGGATATCCAGGGGCTGGGTATTTACGTGTTTCCCCTTTAGCCTTTTCTTTCTTTCCAGTTTTTTCATTTAACACTTTATCTTCATTTGGCACTTTAAAACGAGGATCATTTATATATTCTTCCCCAGTTTTGCCTTTCTTAGCCCAATTGATAGCATAATTAGCCGCTTCATCATTTGGGTAAACAGTTTGTCCTACTCTTTCACCTGTTTTAGGCTGAGTAACAAATTTTGTATTTGGGCTAGTAAGTGATGTGGCTGCTGCTTGAGCACCAAACGTTAATTCATTTTTCTTTGCTGATTCTAAGATCTGACTACGTGGAAGATTTGCTCCACTTTCAGACTTACCTTCAGTACTATAAAAGGAGTTATGATGACCTCCTTCACGAACATTTGCTTGGTCAATTTGTGAGGCTAAGGCTCGGTGAGCGCTCTGTGGTGTAACACCAAATTTTGCTGCTGCTTTAAGAACAGCCTGTTGTTCGTGCGGTGCAAAATCTTCCCAACGACGAGGTGTTGGCAAATTGTTTCCTGCAGGATTTTCAAATCCAGGAAGTTCCATTTGGTTAAAATGATGAGGAGCAGCGGCTCCTTGATACCCGTGAAGTTTGTACATCATTGCTGGAGATATACTTTCACGCATTGCAGCACTACTGCCCATGATGTCGTGAATGTTGCTTAGTCTTCCACCAGAATTTGCTTGCTCAAACTCACGACGCTTTCCAATGGCTGCTCTAATTGCAGATAAATCTTGTGTTTTTTTAACAGCCTTCTTTGCTGCTGCTTCTTCTTTTTTTGTAGCCATGTGTTATGCCCACGCTGGTCTCAAGTACGCAAGCATCGCTTGACGACGTGCATTGATCTGTGCTGGTTCGTCTGCGACGGTGTTAGCCTTGCCATCGTTCACTAAGTGAGGAGCAGGAAGTAGTTGTACTTGTGGAGCGTTGCGAGGAATTTGATAGGTAATAACTCCATCAATGTTTACAGGACGAGCCATCATTTGGCGCTGGATTCCTGACATATCATTTAGGCCTTCAGGCCAGAAGTACATGGATGGCTCAATACGCTCACCCTTGTGTACGCCACGTTGATAGGCTTTCTGGTTAACACGAGACTTGATTGAATCAAGTAGACGATCATCTCGACGGGATCGTATCGTNCCTAAATANCCGTCANGGNTANTCNGCNGAAGGNATGCGNCCNACNCCGATACGNNTTGCATCCATNTCNTCNCGTGCTACNGGNGTTCCTGCNCCNCCTTGGTTGTTNTANCCNTANANACCGTTNCCACCTAAAGATTGCCAGTTCTGTGATGGTGAGTAGTTGTTAACTCCACCAGCCATTTACTTCTTCATTCCTTTTAGCGCTTCAGCAATGCGTGATAGGTCTGCTTTCTTTGCGCCCTTGCTCATTTTGCGGCGATCGTTCCACTCTTGTTCTTTTTTGCCATATGATTCGGCAACCATTGCAGCAGCAGGATTAACTATCTTTTCTCCATTAGCACCTGCAAAGTGAGTTGGAAGATCTTTACCTGCACCAGCGGCATGTATTGCCCACTGATGTTGAGAGATGCCACGCTTTAACGCTGTAGATAAAGAAGGAATGCGATCAGAAACATCTAAGTAAGTCTTACCTGACTCTTTGTCATTCCAAATTCCTTGATGGACATTTGTAGATTCTTCTGGGGTTGCTGCTCGAACGCTACCAAAGCCAGTAGGAACTACTTTAGATGCTAGACCTTTTATATCTTGATGGTGCTCTCTTACGGCTTGTTCATCAAATGCGGTGTTAGAAGTTGCTTCTGGACTTCCGCCTGCTTCTACTGGAAGACGTGGGTCACGAGACACATAGTAACCACTACGCTTTCCTTTCTTACCTGTATTTAGTTCACGAGAACCACCAGGAAGTTTAGAAAATTCTGCGGTGCTATAGACTGGACGATTATCACTCATTGCGTCCTGCTCCCTTATCAGATGCAGGAAGTGTTGGACCCGATGCATCATCCCAATTAAATGTAGTTCCTCGTGTCTTACTAGAGTAAGACAGCGGTCTTCCACCACCTAGGCCTCGTGTATTCCACGAAGTGGACGCAGCAGTAGAACCTGCTGTGTTTTTTCCTAAGGAAAGAGGAGGCGATACTGCATTACCTTGTTGCGCCTGCCCCGAATCAAATTGGGACGAGGATAACATGTTAGTAGGAAAAATCCATTCCGCTTTCGAAGTTACCAGATTGTCCCATCACAGATGGAACTGTCTTTGCATTAGCCATTGTTGGGCCTGCTGCTGGTTCTGTTCCCTTTGGAAACTTAACTGAAGTTGAGTAGCGAGCGCCCATGCGTTCTGATGCAGAAGAGTTATTAACAAGAACATTCTTCCTGTTTGCTTTTCCGCCTGCAGTTGGGTCTCCTGCTTGCTTGTTCTTCTTACCAATAAGTGTTCCTCGTTCTGCAGGTACTGCTTGGAACCCTGTTGTTTGACCAACATACTTACGTGGGCTGTTTGCATGTTCTGCTGAAGCGATAACTTCTTCTGGTGTCATATTATTTCTGCTCATAGACTTCCCTGCTGACTCGTGATGGTTGGTAGGCATACCAGAGCGTCTCCTGATGGCATGTCCTAATGATGTCCAAGATGGCATTTGAACTCCTTAATCTTGTTCCAAGGATACGGCTGTTTTAGTGGGCTGTAATGGCAAAAACTATTGCGGAGATTTCTCCGTCACGAGACTCTATGGTCGTAAATCCTGGGATACAGGTTAGATCCATACCTCTTGGGGCAACATATCCTCTGGCTATAGCGATTGCTTTTACTGCCTGATTAACGGCCCCAGCACCTACGGCACGAAGTTTGACTTCTTTTTTATCGTAGATTGCGTGAGCGATGGCTGATGCAACACTCTGTGGATTTGATCCAGCACTGACCCGTAGAAACGGTTCTTCAGTGGAAATTGGTTCTGTATTCAATTGTTAGTCCTTTGGTTCGAGTTGGTGTGCCTCTCCTAACCTAAAGGGTACATATCTAGAGTCTTGGTTGGTCCCTATACTTATCATCACTCATCTGTTCGACTACTGCCTTCTCGATCGCATCAATTGAGTTTTTTGAAACAAGCCTTGCTAGTGCGTAAGAATCTGCGGCATTGTCATCGTTGAACTCAACGCCCCATCTCTTGTANATTTGCATCAACATCTCTTGTTTTTTGGCGTTTCCTTTNCCTGTTGCATACTTCTTGAGGGTCATTGGTGGAACCTTTAGTGGAAAGCGTCGTGGGTCTTCCTCGTCATAGTGATCAAAGATCGTCAAACGAACGACCGCAGATAACTCTCCCAACACCAAGGCTGCATGACTGGCAAGCACCGTACCCTCTAGGGACAGATCAATTACGTCCCAGTGCTCATCGGCGTAGTAGAGGTTGTCTGATAGCCATTGACGAATGTCGGCTAGTCTTTCAATACCAAAATAAGGGGACTTATATACCCACGTAATATAGTTACTGGGAAGAGAGACATCAATAATTGTTAGGGCGAATCCCGTTAACGATTGATCAATACCAATAGCAACTTTTGATCCCTTAGGGATTGGGTTTCCTTCAATCAGTTTTGTCGGCATGTAACAGGGTATCCATTCTAGTTTGAACTAGTGACTCTAGTTCACCTAACGATCCCCCGTTATGTAAAATCCTATCAACTTTGTAATGATCCATCTCTGTTTCAGATACGTGACCGTTTACTGCTTCTATTCCTGGACGTTTTACTCTCCAGATTTCACCACCACACTTACGAATCATCGTTGCTTCATTTTCAAAGCGAACATCGGAGATCACGTAATTGTATCTGAGTTTTTCTATCTTACGAAGAACAGCAATTACCCAAACATCGTCACCCAGTACAGTACGGGCGGCTACTCCTGTGTTTTGTAAAAGAGTTCTTACAGCAGGTACTTTCTTTATCTCATCCCAACCACGTTGGTCAACGGCATGCTTAATACCGCTGGCTAGTTCATTGACTATTGGGTTTGATTCGTATAAAAGATCACGAATGGCATCTGCGAATGCCAATCGTTGATAACCATATTTTTCCACAAGGATCTTTGCTACTTCATCCTTACCAGATTGAGCATAACCTGATAGACCAATGATCATGTTAAGAACGTATCCCTTCGTAGTGTTCCCTGTGATCTTCGTGTTATTTCCCTCGATACCAGAGTGATGTCTCGTTCTTGGTTGTTCAACATCATTTCCAGTAACTTTCGATAAGCATACTTCTCTTCGTACTTGTCCCGCAAATCGACTATCTCTGGGTCTATGTCTATCTGAGCCTTGATGACGGTCATAGTTACTCCCTTGGGTGGGGGAGTGTTCTTTACTAACGCCTTATTCTCAGCAAACTCCGCCCGTCTAAGGGCATCCCGCTCAGATAACTGAGCCTGTACCAACTGGGAAGCCATGTAGTCAGCCCAACCAGTAAGGATCGTAAACATCTCAGCCAGTTGGTCACTGCTTAATTCAGTTATGTCTGGAGGAAGGACAGCCTGTTCGTATACAGGTTTAGGTAAGTCCAAACCTCTCTGTACTATGGGATCAAGTTGCACTGCTTACAGCCATCCTTGTCTATATTGCACTCTGGCATCGTTGTAGCCTCAGTAATTTTCTGAGCATGATAGAAAATCTTTTCTACAATTTCAAAGTCAGCCTTTGAAGTGAATTCTTTGTAATCTTGATCTGCTTTAAACTCATAGATAAAGACGATCTCTTTAGGAGCCTCATCACCATACATGCGCTTGGCAAGTTCTAAGTACATCTGACCCTGCAGTAGGTGGCTACGGAATGGTCTACGAACACTCTTCCACGCTCTTGCTGGATCGTTATCGGCATCCATCAACAAATCAGGTGCTTCAAACCTAAATGTGCCTGCACCAATAGACTTAATCTCAATTAGACAGTCATCTCCGATGTTCTTAATCCAACCATCGGTACTGCCTGAGATTCTTACTGAGTCATCGTAAAGAGAAACTTCTTTGTACTCTAAGTAGGGAGAGTTGCATGCTGAACAGTTGCTTAAAGATAAACCTGTTTCTATCGCGCCACAATTCTTACAAGAGAACTTGCCATAAAGAACTCCCATCTCTTTAAAGCGTGTCTGCCACTTCTCATGTATGTAGTGGCCTTCATCAAATATGTTTTGAAGGCGCATTCCTACTTTTTCTTCTTTCTTTACCCCACCGTTTAATAGGTACCAAGAATAACGATGACACCAATCACGTTTAATAATTTCAGAAGGGTGCAAAACATCAGTACGACGATCACCCTTAGGCTTCATTAATAGGTGTCGTTCTACATCGCCCATAAGTCGGTGATCACTCTTCTTTGCATCAAGAAACTTCTTTAAATCATTAACCATTAGTATTCCTTACTGAATATAAATTCTTGTAGGTTTAGGGTTGTTTTCTTGGTGCGTTTTAATCTAGTCCACTTTCTTATTAAAGCATTTCTTTCACGGTGACTTAGTCCACCCCAGATTCCGTGTGGTTCTTCTCTTGAGACAGCATCCCAGAGACACTCTGCACGTACTGGGCAAGGGTTCTTACCTGATTCTCCAAAGCAGAAACCTTTCGCTTGAGTTGCCAAATCTTTATATTGGTCTTTATCCCTTGGCGGATAGAATATAAGTGTGGTTTCATCTTTACCTCTGCATCTTGCATTGTA